AAAATAAAGTAATATATTAAATTCATTACGCCCAATATGATTCTTAAAAATCTATATGAATGCAATGAAATGAATTTAGAGATAAGTCTTTGAAATAATCAAGGCTTTTTAAAATATGCTTTGGATTTATTTCTGATTCCATTTTATCAGAACGGACTACACATAGTTTTGTTCCATCTGTAAGGCAATACCAAACAATTTTCCAAGGAGGGTATAGTCCTTTAATTTCATCAGATTTTTTTAATGCTGGAACATAAAATACTTTAAATTTATCTTCTTCATTTTTTGGATATATAATAATTTGATATGAAAAATATGGTATTATATATTTTTCTCCATTGGATTCAACTATATAATTTATTGATGGTATTAATTTTTCAATGTTTTGTGTAACAATATTATATAATCTATTATAAATACGATTATATACATTATATACTGATTCCATTTTTATAATTAAGTAATAAATTAAAAAATTTTTAAATTCTTAAATATATATTTTCTTGGTGACTTTTTAAAAAACTGTTTAACTATATTTGATTATTATTTGATTATTATTTTTATTAATGAAAAGAATAAAAATTGAATTTGTATCGTATTTATATACTTAAGAACATTTAATCTATATTATTGTATAATAGCAATTTACAACTTTTGAAATTTATTCTAACCAACCTTTTATTAACTAATTTAAAGTTTATATTTATTAATTAGTCATTCCCATATTATTGATTTTATAAATTTATTATACTCTTTAAAATGGCGCTTCATATTTCTAACCCACATATTCAACACCTTCAACAAGTATTTTCTAAATATATTTCTAATACTCGGAGTTCTTATTTAAAAAGTGAAGATACAGAAAAAGGTTCTTTTGAAAATTATTTAAGTCTTCAACTTTGGAATACCAAAGGAATTCGTCGTGCTAAAGTTGGAGATGATATTGTCTTGTATTCTTATAGAAAACAGCATCCAAAATTCAATCCTAAGGATGAAATTACGCAATTTTGTCGGCATGTTATTTTTGATATTAAAAATATGAAAATTCTGTCTTTTGGAATTCCGGGTTCAGGTGAGTTTGAAGAGCATTTCGAACAATATCCTAAAACTAAATTTAACGCAAAATCAAATGGTCCAATTGAAGATTTCAAAACTGGGTCTATGATAATTGAAAATCCAAGTATTTCAACGAACGAGCGTTTTTACCAAAAGAAAATTAAAAAAGATGAAGATGATGATGAGGACGAAACCAATGTAGAAGATATTCAAGTTCCCGAATTCAAAGATATTTCTATTTCTACCAGGAATAAGATAGGAACGTCCAATTTTAATTCTGGATATACTTTTGCTGATATTTTTAATGCGAATAACAGAAATGCAGAAGTTAAAAGACTTTCAGATATTGGTAAATTGGGAGAAGAGGTATGTTTAATTTGGAATTCCAGTTTTAAGGATGAACAACTAACTGATGTCTCTGAAAATACTTTGACAGCAGCATATTATTTTGGAATGAAAACAGATGAGGAATGTCAGATTAGTTGGCAAAATGTGTTAGATGCTGAAAATGATGAAACCCGACTTAATGCTTGTCAAAAACATTTTGAGAATTTGATTATTTCACGAGATTTAACAGAAATTAAGAAATTGTTTTCTGATAATGGATGTGGAAATATTAAAATTCCAGAAGAATACAAATTTAAGACTTTAGAAGAATTAAAGGAATTCGTATTTAGACAACCTTTTACATTCCAGGGATTAACAATTTGGACTCTTGGTGGTGTTCGAGTTAAAGTCATTAATCCTGCTTATGAATATGTTCGTGATCTTTCTGGTAATGAATGTATTCAAATATCAAAAGGTAATGAAAGGAATTTGTATAAATTATGGCATCATTTATTAATTGAAAAGAAGCTTGAAGAATTTATGAAATATTATGACAAAAAGGGTATTTATCGTAATATTTTCCAGAGTTATTACATTAAGTTAAATAACTTTGTTAGGGAATTATTCGAATCATATCAAAGCATTCACGTTAAGAAACCCAAGAAACAGTTCAGTGAAGTTCCTTTCCGTGTTAGAGATTTATGTTATCAACTACACGGAGATTATAAGAATAGTCCATTAGATAACAAAGTTATTATTACTCCAAAGTATGTTAAGAATTTTGTTATTCAAATGGGAGATAAGATTTATAATCGTATTTTTAATCCATTGACTGAAGCTCCTATTAAAGAAATTGTTGAACCACCCGTTGTAAATGTTGAAGAAAATCAAATTGCTTCTGGAGACGATACTGTAATTACTATTACTGAAGCAATTGTTGAACAAACTTCTTCTTAAATTTTAAGAAAAATTAAATTAAAATAAAAGAAAAGAAAAATAAAAGAAAAATAAAAACTATTATTTATTATACAATTTTATTATTTATTATTAATTATTAATTATACAATTTTTTATTATACAATTTTTTATTAATTTTATATTTTATAAATAAAACAATCCTAATAATACACCTATTACAAAAATAAATTGTGTTCCACTTGAACTATCTACAATTAAGTTTTTAAGACTATTGTGAAATGAATTTATTTTACATTTCTTTTTACCGCATTTATCTACCTTTTTAAGAAATTCTATTAAAATACTTAATTGTATAACCAAAGAAACAATGGTAATAATTGCTAAAATATTTCCAATTAATATTACTTTTCCAAGAGAACTTGTAACTGGAACGCAAGTATTAACAACACTGATAGCAATTAATAGCATTGATATTATTTTTAAATAATTAATTTTGTTAAACATATAATAATACTTTTCTTCCAAATAACCACTTTTTTTAATACATTTACATTTTTCAAATTCATATACTAAAGATAATACCAATAGATTAAACCCAATAAATAAGGCATAAAATAAAAATTTATAGGTTTCCATATTATTATTATTTAATGTTTTATAATTTTTTATTATAATTACTTTATAATTACTTTATAAATTTATTAGATTATAATAAAAAATATAAAAATATAAATTACAAAATTACAAAATTACAAAATTACAAAATCACTAATTATCTTATTTTATCTTTTTAATTTCGGAAACATATTGGGGTATATGGTCTAATTCTTTCATTAATCCATCAAATTCCTTAGAAACATAAGCACAAGTTGGCATAATAATAGTATCTATAATCCTTTCCCAATCCATTTTTTCAGTAGGTTGAATTACAATTAAAATGCTTTCTTCTGATGGATGAGGACGATTACAACCAATATAATTAACTTTTCTATTCACATCAGAATAATCTCCATATAGTTTTGTAATATAAGTTTGTAATAAATTACCTAATGTTTCATTTTCATTTAGAATTAAAACATCAAACGCATTTTCCAATTCAGAAGACGGAGAAATATTAATCTCATTAGTATTACCTTGTATCATATTTGTTCTAAAAATATCTAATTTATCTTTTAAAATATCTAATGACCTATGAAATGTAATTAAAGGAGGAATTACACCAATACTTTCTATTTTCCAAGTAAAACGATAAGGTTCTCCTTCTTCATTTGTGTAAAAACATCTCTTATATTGAGATGTCATAAATTTCCTTTCTAAAGAATCAATTGAAGGAACTGTTAAATTGTTAGCAATATGAAATTCTTTCTGACTTTCAATGAAATCCGCTTTTTCTTTTTCTACTCTATCTGGATCAACTTTGTTTTGATATGCTGCACAAGTTGTTGGATTATAATGACCATTTTCAAAACCGCTGCTAATACTCGCCTTCGCTTTCATATAAAATCTCATATTTTCTGAATTATTATTAGTCAATTCATTACGCAAAGAACTGCTTAAATGAGTATCTTTCACATTTGAAAACGCATAATATTTCGGTTTTAGTCTTGTAATTAAAACATAATCTCCAGAAATAGGGTCAGGTGGAAAGATTTTATTAGTTTCTTGTTCAGATAAGAATTTATCATCAGATATAATTCTGACTTTGAAATCTTTACTTGTTATATCTTTAGTAAAATTTGTATTATTATCAACATCAATAATAAATTCAAAATCATCAATGTTAATTTTACTAAAATTTGGAATATTAATGGGTATCATCGCAATTCTATGAGTCATAATTTGATTATGTAATGGTGTATCATTTTGAAATATTTTAATATCACATTTTTCATATGGTTCGCTTCTAAATCCAACCGTTCTAACTCCACTAATAATTGTCCTTCTAATAGTATTCATTAAAGTATAATTGCTATCATCTAAATCAAATGTGACAACATCATTTCTTTTATCCCATTTTGTAGAATAAGGATATTCAATATTTTTAATATGTTTTCCCGATTTACTCATTTTGTATTGTTTTATTATTTTTAAATTATATTTATTGTTTATTTATTGTTTATATATTGTTTATTTATTGTTTATTTATTGTTTATATATCTATTAATTATGTATATATTAATATATCAATTGAATATGATTTAAGTCTATTTATTAATTGATAATATATTTTAATTGATAATATATTTTAATTATTTTTAAAATCAATTTTATCGTATATATTTCGCTTAAAATATATCAATACAATAATAAATATATTAAAGTTAAATATTGAAGTTAAATATTGAAGTTAAATATTAAAATAAAATGGCAAAAGAATCTCCACAATTATTTTTGTTTTATAGCAATCATTGTCCTATTTCAAACAAATTATTAGGTGAATTAGGGAATAATGGATTTGCATATGATAATCAAAATAATATATTTATCAGACAGCAAGGAGTTCAAGATAAAATTAATATGATAATGGCGTGTTGTATTGATAATCCAGAAGTTCAAAGACCTCCATTTTTAAAAGTAGTTCCAACTCTATATGTTGCTCCTATGAAACAAGCACTAATTGAAGATAATTTAAATAAATGGTTATCAAAAAATGTTCTTGTTCAACAACAAGGACAACCAAGTAATGTGAGAGGCGGTTCTGGAGGCGGAGGACAATTTTATCAAAATGTAGATATTACAGGTGAGGAAACTATATCACCATTTTTAAGTGGAGAATTAGGAGGTGGTTTATCTGACGGATATGCTCCAATAACAGAAACAAACGATGATTTACAAAAATCAAATTCAGGTAATCCAAAATTTTTTTCAGGATTACACGATAAAAATGATAATTTACAAGGTAATGCTAATGAAATGTCATTTAGAACTGGTATTATGCCGCTTTCGAGACATGGAGCATCTGAAAGTGATTCTAATAGTGCTGGTGGTAGTGGTAAAAAGGGTAAATCAGGAAAATTAGACAAAGCATATGAAAGTTTTATGGAAAATCGTCAAAGAGATGTACCAATGGGTTCTGGTCGTATTGGTTAAATATAACTTAATAATCTAATAAAAAGATTTATATATTCCCAAACAATATTTTTATTATGTTCTGATAATGATAACCAAACTATTATTAATTTCCTAATTTTAGATTTTTTATTTCCATATGTTTTAATTATCATATTATCATCTTTATTTTTTATGTAATCTAATAATTTTTTCTTGGATTTCAATTCTATTTTAAAATTATTAACAAAATATGATTTATTAAATTTTATTGTAAATTTAACATATTTAATTAACTTTTTAATTTCAGATTGATATTCTGGTAAAACATTTGATACACTTTCCAAAACTTCATATATTAATTTATTAAATGCTAATATATAATCTTTTTTATCCCTTCTTACTTCGGTTTTACCCTTTTTTATTACATTTTTTTTACTATTCTTATCCTCCATTCATAATTGATAGTATTCATTTATTTACAAGTATATAAATTTATCTTAAAGTGTTTCTTAATAAGAAAATATCATATAATAATAAGTTAAATAAGTTAAATTAAAACAAACTAATAAAGACAAACTAATAAAGACAAACTAATAAAATGATTAAATTTGATATAATTACTATCATAATATATGGAATATTATTTTTATTATTTGGATTATTGATAACATTCATTTTAGATAATAAAAACTCAAGCAATGAATCCAACAATATAGAAGAAAGATTTACTAATAAAAAAGACAGTAAAGACAGTAAAGATAGTAAAGATAGTAAAGATAGTAAAGATAGTAAAGATAGTAAAGAAGATAATAATCATAATGAAACATTTAAAACTAATCCAAAACCTATTAGTAAAATAGATAAATTTGAGAATCCATATAATATTTTAAAAATCGCATCACAAACAATTTACAAAGGTGGTAAGAAATTTGCGAAATTAATAGATTCTACAGTCAAACAGGAAATCTCAGTTAAAGTATCAAAAACCGAATTTAATC